TAGATACTTTCACAGCATACAAAAGATATATCTCATCAAAACCGTGGGCATCATCTAACTACCTGCGTAAACCTGACCGTAAACCTAACTGGATTTTATGAAAACACTTTACCTTGGTCCTGAATATGATCTGTCACATATTGAAGGTGAGGATGTAACTTTTCATCAGGTTGCTGAACTCATTAGTGAACGTAAGACTGTAGCAATATTTCAAGGTAGATCTGAAGCAGGACCAAGAGCATTAGGTAATAGATCTATACTGTATGATCCTAGGGATCCTGATGGAAAGGATAAGGTCAATAGAATCAAACGCAGGGAATCTTTCAGACCATTTGCAGGGAGCATCCTACTTCCACATGTACATAATTGGTTTGATATGGGAGGGTTGATTGAGTCACCTTTTATGATGTATGCTGTTGATGTATTACCTGAGATGGCAGAATTTATACCTGCTATCTTACATGTAGATAATACATGTAGGATACAGACAGTGACATCACGTCAGAATCATAACTACTATGGTTTGATTGATGCATTCAATCAGATAACTGATGTACCTATAGTATTCAATACATCATTCAATCTTGCAGGTCAACCACTAGTAGAGACACCAGAGGATGCATTCAAAACCTTTGAGGGTAGTGAACTTGATCATCTATATTTTCCAGAGGTACATAAGTTGATTTCAAAATGACTTTTTCATTTCAAAAAAACCGAAAAAAAATCTCGGCAAATTTTTTGACTGTAGGGTTGAACCTATCTAACAATGGTTCTATCTGTATTATGAGAGGAGACAAGATAGAATTATACTTAGAGTCTGAAAGAATTACTAGGAGGAAACGTGACTGGAGAATCAAATCACTACTAGATTATATTGATGGCACACCTGATGTGATAGCATTTGCTGATGCTTACTGGGATAAACCTGATAAAGAATTACAATCAGCTAGTGACATAGCAGCAGTAAAGAAAAGGTTTCCAACTTCAGAGACACAAGATTATAGAAACATGCATCACCTTACTCATGCTGCACTAGCATGGCATGACTCTGGGTTCGAGGATGCTATTTGTATAGTGGTAGATGCTAATGGATCTAAGAAAGATGTTGGTATAGAGATTGAGAGTGTCTATGAGTTTCCATCTTGTATACCATTATATAAAAAGTATTTTACTCAGGAAGACATAGGTATAGGTAAGAAGTTTGAACAGGCATGTCTATCCTATGGGTTTGATCAACAGGATGCTGGTAAGATCATGGGTCTGTCTGCCTATGGTAAAGGTGAAGCGTTTCTAGTACAAAAGGAATGGGAGAACAGAGCATGTGAATTAGTCAATAAGTATAGTAGTAGGAATATAATATTGGTTGGTGGATGTTTTCTCAATTGTGTAGTAAACTATAAACTACTGAAGAAATTTGGTAGAAATATATACGTTGAACCCATCGCACATGACGGTGGTACTGCAATTGGAGCTGCCTACCTTGCACATATGCTTTAGTGGATGTAGCATCACCTATGGTGATGAGTTAGATAACCTGAATAATAGATTTAGTAAGGTTGTAAGCGATAGACTAGGTGTCGGTGAAGTAAACCTAAGTGCTTGTGGTGTAAGTAACGATTATATAGTAAGAAGAACTATAGACTACTGTGAGAATAATGAAGTTGACTCCGTTGTGGCACAATTTACAGTAGAGAGTCGCATGGAATACTTTGCAAAGGATGGATCTTATAATAAGTTCTCAGTGCAAAGAAGTAAGAAGAACTCTGCTATGGGATGGTGGTATAGGTGTGTTTATAATAAGAAACATGGATGGGAGAACCTTGCTAAAAATATATGTCTGTTAGATTACTATTGTAAGTCTAAAGATATTAATCTCATTGCTATGTGGGCAGATTATTATGGAGTGATGGAAAATGTATATTGGACACCAAATATAAAAGTCAATAGATTACATTGGGAGATCATAGGTAAAGACTTCCCTACAGTTTACAAAGCACCTAACGGTCATCCGAACAAGGAAGGACATAAGAAAATTGCTGACTGGTTGATCGATAATATATAATATGTTATAATCACAGCAGACTTAGTAAGTTTATGCCAACGTATCCAGTAAAAAATATGAAGTCAGGGGAGACTCAAGAACTCTCAATGACTATGAAAGAGTATGATGAATGGAGAAAAGAGAATCCCGACTGGGATAAAGACTGGTCTCAGGGAACAGCGTCTGCAGTAAGTGGCACAGGAGATGTGTACAGTAAGACTGATGGAGGATGGAATGAGGTACTCACTAGGGTATCTAAGGTGCCAGGTTCCACAGTAAAACCACAGAAAACCGTACACTTCTAACATGCCAGCACGTAAAAAGAAAATGGCAACCAGTGTTGGTGCTGGTATGTCTACCAAACAAATGAAGAGGAAGAAACCATATAATTCTGACATGATGGTTGATGTGCAACCAATCACAGACAACCAGAAAATAGCATTTGATTTCTATAACGAGGGTAAAAATTTATTCTTGTATGGTGCAGCAGGTACAGGTAAGACATTCATTACACTATACCTAGCACTCAAGGAAGTGCTAAGTCCTATGACACCTTACACTAGGGTTGTTGTAGTAAGATCATTAGTATCTACAAGAGAGATAGGTTTTTTACCTGGTGACCATGAAGATAAATCTATGCTGTACCAAATTCCTTATAAGAATATGGTCAAGTATATGTTTGAGTTACCTACAGATGCTGAGTTTGAAATGTTATGGGGCAACCTAAAGACACAGGAGTCAGTCAAGTTCTGGAGTACATCTTTCATCCGTGGTACTACATTGGATGATGCTATTATAATAGTAGATGAGTCACAAAACTTGAATTTCCACGAGTTAGATAGTATAATAACAAGAGTGGGTGAGAACTCTAAGATAATGTTCTGTGGTGATGCAGCACAAACTGATCTTGTCAAAACAAATGAGAAGAATGGTATCTTAGATTTCCAAAAGATCATCACACTTATGCCTGAGTTTGATCAAGTTGAATTCAATGTCAATGACATTGTAAGATCTGGTTTGGTCAGGAGTTACATCACAAGTAAAATAGAATTAGGTATGTAATGTTTACTCATGTAGAATGTGATCTCCCTTCTCTGAGTAGGGAAACTATAGATGGTGTACGACTCTATAATGTTGAAGGACAGAAACTAGTTTCTATTACTTCTGTCACCTCTCATTTCAATAAAGAGATCTTTGTGAAGTGGAGGAAGAGAGTTGGTGAGGAAGAAGCAAACAGAGTTACCAAGAGATCTACTAGTCGTGGCACTAAGGTACACACACTCATAGAGAATCATCTGTTGAACAAGCAGGTAGATCCTGAGACACCTGGTTCTAAGATGTTATTTCTACAGGCTAAAGATTCTTTAGCAAACATAAATAATATCTACGCTCTTGAAAAGAGTTTATATTCTACCGAGTTGGGTGTCGCAGGTACGGTAGATTGTATCGCAGAATATAATGGTGAGTTATCAATAATAGATTTCAAAACTGCAGCAAAACCTAAACCAAGAGACTGGATTGAGAACTACTTTGTACAGGCAGCAGCTTATGCATGTATGTTCTATGAAAGGACTGGTATTCCTGTAAAGAAACTTGTCATTCTTATGACATGTGAGAACGGAGAGGTGAAAGTTTACGAAGAGTATGATAAAATGAAGTATATGAAACTACTTGTAGAGTACATCAACAAATTTGTAGAGGACAAACTTAATGGCAATCAAGAGCAAAACTAAAAGTGAAATGAGAGCAGTGCTCAAGAAGAACTTCCTATGTCAGGATAAATTCTCTAATGATATTGAGATGCTAGTCAAAGATAATAATGGTATGAATTATATCGAGGCTATCTGTCACTACTGTGAGCAGAATAGTATTGAGATTGAAAGTGTGTCTAAACTTATATCCAAACCAATAAAAGAAAAGTTAAAATGTAATGCTATTGACCTAAATTATTTGAAGAGGACATCTAAAGCAAGACTTGCTATCTAACTAATGTATGAAGATTGGATTGCATCTAGGGTAAACAGTGCTAACTATCTGAAGACCAGTTTGAAGGAACTGAAGTTGGCAAAGAAGGTCAACCAGTTGCAACCAGATAGGTTGAAGGAAATCTATCGTAAGGCTTCTGCTATAAGAAGACTTAGAGGATTCTGGGTAACAAATTTCAAGCAGACAACTGATGAAGAAGTTGCTGAACTAGAACGTGAGAGACCTACTACTAGGTTACTGAGTATACATGTCATCAATGGATGTAACCTTGCATGTAGAGCATGTAATCACAACAGTAGTCTGTTAGGTATTGATAGTAGAGTAGATATAGATCAACTGTTACAGGATATAGAAGTTATATTACCAAAGATATATGTGTGGAGTCACATTAGTGTGATAGGTGGCGAACCATTGCTGGAACCACGCACTAGAGAAGTGACAAAAAGAATATGGGAGTTGTGTCAGGAAACTAATCAACCATGTAATGTCAAGTTGTTTAGTAATGGATCAAGACTCAAGCAAGAGAAAGAATGGATAGTTGATGAGATGTTGAAGGGTGTAGTGTTTAGATTGACATTCCATAAACCTTGGTATACAATAGAGGGATCCAAGAACTATGAAAATGCCTATGATTTCATGGAGTACGCCAAGAGCAGAGGGTTAGATGTAAATGATGGCACGTTTGAACTGAGTGAAGCATTCAGATATGATGACGGGTCACCTAGACAATGGTTTGATCTAGTCAAGTATGATTACAGTGATGGCATCAAGTATTATCCATACGAGGATGGCAACCCTGTAGAAAGTTTCAAGCATTGTAGTTGCCCTAACTCACAGTTATACAACGGTCATCTATGGAAGTGTCCTATGATATCCTATCTCAGGGAGTCGTTAGCAGTGACAGGACAGTTAGAAGATCAAGAGTGGCAAAAGTATTTGGATTACAAACCTACTAGCATCACTGGTACAGAGAAAGAACTAAGAAAATCATTCAAAGAAGTTCTAGTTCCACATGATATCTGTAACATGTGTTCTGCTAACCCTAAATGGTTCACTGCAACTGAACAATTAGATCCTAAGAGAAAGAAACATGTTGAGATGTTCCAACCGCAGACCTATGACACCGTTTGATACCTACAAACAATATCTTGCATTCAAAAATCATTTTACAAAAGAAAAGTATGACTACCATAAGTATGGTGGTGCGTCTAGAGCAAAGGTAGAGTCATTCTATAAAAGAAAGGATAGGTATTTCTTTGAGAAGACATCGAGAAAGTATAAAGATGAGGAGGTATGTGATTTCTTTCTTGCTAACTTTGTGGCAACAGATAATCCTCAAGGTGTATGGATAGGAAACATTATCAAGTCAGGTGAGGTAGTATATAAAGATTGGATGAAGAGACAGCAGAGTTTATTCTATAACTTCAAGCAAGACTCAGAAGATATGATGGATCAATATGATTATGATGAGTTCTTTGATGCATCTAAAGGTCACCCACCTATACTCAAAGAACATTTGGCAGGTAGGATAAGTGTAGAACAGATGTGTATCTATGAGAAACTATTTTCTTACTGTAAAGACTATGATAAACAGTTGGATGATCCTGTATGGAAAACAGTAGGTCTAAAGATCAAGAAGTACTTACCCTTTCTAAATATTGACAAAGACAAATACCGTAGTCATTTATTGAAGAGGGTTAGAGAAAGGTATGGGTAAGTTTTTTCAATCAGATCAGGTGAAGGGTGAGATGGAAGACATCTATGAGATGCAAAAAGAACTCATGGATGTTATAATGAAGTTCCCTTACATGAGTGATGAAGCTAAGGTCATGCACATAGATACCGTCAAAGAGTTACTAGAGAAGCAACAGATCATGTGGACTAGAGTTTCATTATCAGATGACCCAGAAGCAGTCAAGATGAAAAAAAATATATTAGCAGGTTCAAAAGAGATGGGATTTGGTGATGCAGATATTAATATGATCTTCTCCAACATGAGAAGCACACTAGAACATGTACAAAATTCATTGAAAAAGTAATGTCATTTTTGATTCATAATTTACCACCGTACTCGGTGTATGTGAGAAAAGAATTTTTATACGATCATCAGAAGGGTCATGGTGAGATAACACCTGGCACATGGATCTCTGTCAAGAGTGTGCAGCACAAAGCATTGTACTTTGAGACACTATTGACAGACTACG